ATAGTAATTTTAATATTGAGTATGAAACAAAGTATGCTACGTCAGCTATTAATATAACACCAACTTATTATTTCCTCGATGGTACTAGTGTAGTTGGAAATATTATTAATATTCCTCCTGCAACATCATCTGATCTTGGTGCCGCTGCTGGAAATACAGATAGAAACGGTGTTATTGATTGGGATACAATTGGTATAAACTGGGGTAACTTTGGTCCATCTTCAATTGAATTTGTTCTTGTAGCAGAGGGTGCAGGATCACCTGCTTCATCCACTTCTATAACTACAGTTATTATTGACCAGTCTCCTGCGAATGTTGATATTCCTGAGAGTAAGGATAAACTAAAAGAACAGGAACCAATCGTCACACCAGAGACTGAGATTACAACTGAAAAACTTTTGATTGATGATATTGATATTCCTATCGAAATTCATGCAAACTATCCTATCTTGGTAGATAAAAATTCTGGTGGTACTTGGTTGAAAGTAAGACAAACTGGTGCTGCTGGTGTTGGTGGAAACTCATTAGATGATGAACCAGTAGAAATTATACATGGTGATCAATTCGATGGACTGGAGAATTCGGTATTTTACAGTGATGATCCTAATGAGGAAGCACCATTAATCTCAAAGATTACAAATGCACAGTTAGCACAGTTAATTAACTGTATATCAATCATTGACGAGGTATCACCTAGTGTATCTACTCAACAGTCTGACTGGACTGCATTTAGAAATAATTTCCCATACAGAACATTCTGGTTGTTACAGGCAGTTCTACAATCTAATGGTAATGTAAGATATCCACTCAGTAGATTGAACATGCCATCAAACTATTTGAATGATCCATATGCAAATGGTGGTATTCAAGTTAGACGTGATGATGGTAATGCTAACTTCACCTCCAGTTGGTTTGATATCTGTCAGTTAGCTGGTCTACCTGATGGTACGTATGTATCATTGTGGATTGATATCTCTGGTAGTATGACATTCTCTACTATTCAGGCATCTTACAATGAATTCGTGACAGATTGCGCTAACAATAATATTAATATTATTCTTGAGACTAGTGACAGTGGAGAGAGATGGATTCCTGGTCACAATAAAAATCTCCCACCAAGTGCTGACTTTAAGATCATCGATGGCAATGGACAAGCTGTTACTACCATTACAGTTCTTGCTGGTTCTGCAGTAACATTGGCATGGATCGTATTTGGTGATGTTAATAATCTCGAAATTATACCTGGCGTTATTAATACTAGTAACAGTAATTTCTTCTATGCTAGCACTGTAGTATATCCAACACAGGCAACAACTTATATGTTGACCGCAACAGGTCCAGAGGGTGATACCAATAAGTTTGTTCAGGTAAATGTTCTAACACCACCTGAAGTATTCATTACTGCTAATCCTGGCACTAGTATTATTACTGGACAATGTACCACACTACAATGGTATGTTACTGGTGATGCTGATCAAATTGTATGGACACAGGGTAACATTAATAATGGAAACTTGACAAGTAATGCTCAGGTATGTCCTGGCGATACTACAACATATTGTGCTAAGGCAACTGGTATTGCTGGTGACTCTCCTGTAACTTGTATTACTATTACTGTATCTCAGTTCCCAACATGTGAAATTTCATCACCTGGTTCTATCCTCTATGGTGACTCTACTTTTGATATTGAATATGAATCTCAATATGCAAACTCATCTATTACTATAACACCAACATACACTTATTTGAATGGTACTCAGACTACTGGTGCTCAGATTATTATTAATCCTGCCACATCTGCTGAACTGGGTGGTTCTCAAGGTGCTACTGATAGAGATGGTACTATTGATTGGAGCACAGTTGGTGTTCCATGGAATGATTTCGGACCATATCTTATCAACTGGAACATTTCAGTACAAGGTACTGGTGGACAGGCTCAGGATAGCACACAGACAACTGTAATCATTGACCAAACACCTGATAACTTTGCAATTCCTGAAACTAAAGATAAGATTAAGGAACAGGAACCTGTAGAGACACCAGAAACAGAAATTCTATCGGAACTTCTACTGGTCGATGGTATCGATATCCCTGTTGAGATCAAGTCAAACTATCCTATTCAAGTGGATATAAATGCCAATGACGATTGGCAAGATGTAAGACAGATCTAAATAGTAGGACTGGAATAATATCTGTACTGACAGGAATGACGTATTCATACTCAAACACCCCGTTATATGTTTCAGAGGGTGATTATATTCAGTTTAAGTTTAAAGCACCCCCAGCGTGGGACTTTACTCAGACTATTACTGTACAGATTGGTGACCTAACTCAATTCTGGTTGATTTCGACCATCCCTGAGGATTTCACACCTGATCCATATCCATTAGCACCTGTTGATGATGCTGAACTCAACACGATGTACACTTATGCTGATGGATCTAGAGCAGGTGAGAGCATCATTACGATTACAGGACTAACACCAACAACTCAGGCACCTATTCAGCTGAGTTCTAACATCATTGGTGATGCATCTAAGTGGTCTTTACGTATTGATTATGATGGTGATGGCAACTGGGATACTGGATGGATTCAGACTAATGGTACACAGACTGTAGAGAATGGTGCCAAACTCCAGATCAGAGGAACTACCAGTCAGTTCAATGGTCAAAAACTTAGACTTAACTTGGTTGTTGGTACTGCAAATGAAGAGTGGGTAGTAACAAACAAACCAGAACCTGCTAACGAACCAGTACCATTCCCAGTATTTACTGACCTAACTGACTTAGAGACAAATACATATGCATACTCTGAAGTTATTAGAATTCAGGGATTGAATGCGCCAGGTCTAATTGCAACTAGTGGTATTGGACAATATGCGCTTTCACCTAACAATAATACCACAACAAATTCATTAGGTTTTGATGTATTAGATAATGTTACGTGGACAGGAACCAATGGTACTGTAAATAATGGTGACTATCTGCAGTTAAGGATATTCACATCAGGTTCTGGACTGACAGCATCACAAACAGAATTGAGTATTGGTGATATTTCTGGCGGATCAACGTGGACTGTTACCACTGGTCCTAACTTATCTACATCACCAAATGCATTTAGTTTTACTGACGTTGCTAATGCTGCTGCAGACGCACTCATAGGATCTGATGAACAACCAAGTGTTGGTATTGGTGGTTTAGGTGCAGGAGTTGTTGTTCCTGTTGAGGTTGTATCTACAACTGCATCTCTTGTTAGAGTTAAGAAGAACAATGATTCTATTGGTGTATTCCCAACAAATGTAGAAAATGGTGATAAGTTAACCATTTACTTACAATCGAGTGCAACGTTTGGTGCTTCTGAAGAACTACAGATTAAGGTTGGTTCACGTACTATTCCAACATGGACTGTTGTAACTAATAGTGGACCAGATACTAATGCTGCATTCTTACCACCAGCAGATAGAAACAATCAACCACCAGATACTTTTGTTTCCAGTGCTCCTGTAACTATCAGTGGTATTAACCAACCAATTACTATTGAATCTATCAGTGGATATAATGCACTGATCTCTATTGACTTTGATACACCAGTAGAAGGACCAAGAACATTTGATCCTGCAGTCAATAGTAGTTTCTATCTTATCATTAAGAGTGCTTCACAGTTGAGTACACCAGAGGTTACACAAATCAAAGTTGGTACTGGTACAATCAACAACCCATTCACATGGACAGTGACAACATACGCTGTTGCACCACCACCAGCAACTAATCTAGGTAAGTGGTATAGTAATAAGACTGAGAAGTTTGATGGTTATCCTATCGGCACAGTTCTTCCTGTATTGAAAGTGGGAGCAGCAGCAGGATATGGTAATCTTGATGGACAACTTGGTAGTAGATATGCTGGATTCATTGAATGTGAAGGTCAGCAACTAGATGCTGATCAGTATTGGGCATTGTTTGATATGATTGGCAATACCTATGGTGGTTCAGGCAGTAAGAACGTTGACGTTAATGGTGTTGCAACATATACTGGTACGTTTAATCTTCCTGACTACAGAAATAGAAGACTATGTGGTATTGGATTGGTTGATTCTGGTAGAGGTAACTCTGCATTCCTACCTGTATCTACATCTGGCAAAGGTATCAACGATGTTGGTGCTGAGGGTGGATACTGGTACTTTGATAAAGTTGACTCGTTTGGTGTACAACCACTGGAACAGATTCAGGGACCATCTACAAGTCAGACAGGACTTAATTCTCAGTTCTTCTCTCTTGGTACTGTGAGATTGCAAGGACTAGAAACTGTAGAGGATTCAGTTGGTTTTACTATTTCTGGTCTAGTTACTGCACAGATTGGACCACTAGCATCTATTCCAATTGCAGCACCTGAGCATAACCATGCATATATTGCTGCTGTAACTGAAAGTGATGGAGGTGAAGCATTGATTAGATGGGGTCCACCTGCTGGTCGTGGTATGTTTAAAACTGGTGCTAATCCTGGTCCTACAGAACAAGGCGCTACTAGTATTGGTGACGGAGAAGGATCAGCAGCAAACGCACGTGCAGCATGGGTATCATGGTTGAATAGTTTGGGACAATTCCAACAGGAATTGAAGGTATATTATGGTAACACATTCTCCATGGAAACGTGGGTTGCTGCTAACTTACCAGCTGGTTATCCAGTTAACGAAGAATATCCTACCAATGGATCTACTGACTTCGGTCCAACTGCACAAGACCAGAATGTAACAGTTGACTTCCTAACATGGTGGATCTCACCTGTTTCTGCATATGCTGGTGCTGTGCTACAACCAACTGGTGCAGGTGGTGGTAATGATTGTGCTGCTGTTGTTGATACACAACCATCAACATTCAGAATTGATCCATACGCTCCTGTTGGTGGACAGACACTAACACATGCTCACTTATTAACAGAGAGTCCTGTTGGTGATCCTAACTCAGACTTTACTGGTGGTAATGTATCTGGTGTTGGTACATCTGGCGCACCATTTGGATCTGGTCTAGGTGGTGGTGTCAGTGGATCACTACAAACATTCCAATTGTGGGAGAGAAGAACCATCGACTCATTGTTGCCTGATGGTGGTAGATGGACTAACAGATCTATTAACGAATGGGCATATCGTCTAACAAATGGTGACGGTTACTGGACAAGTCCTGATGATGAGGTTACAATTGATTGTCCTATGACTTATTCTCCACAAGATACTGGTAATCAGAACGGTAGTGGAATGATTCTAAACATCACATTCACACCATATCCTAGTGTTAATGGTGGTAATCCAGTTGGTGATACCAGATACAGAGTTAACTTGATTGTTAATGCTGGACAGAACTATGAGGTTGGTGATGAACTATCAACTCAATTCTGGAATGACTTTGGTGGATCTGGTGATATTATGTTTAAGATTACTGCTGTTGCTCCTGCTGGTACTGGTGGTGCTGCTCCTGCTATCCAACTATCATTCACTCAGAGTGAAATCTTTATGGATATGGAAGAGGCAGAGTTTAAACTTCAGAGTAACTTTAAGAAACCATTCCCTTCTGTTACAATGAGACCACAGCGACAAGTCCCAATCCTCAACCCATTCCAGAAGACTAAATACGTTATCAAAGCTTACTAATATGACTGGCATTCCTGATTATAGACCTCTTGAATTGATGCTTGATCCGAATATCACCAAAGTCGAATTCAACGACTTTATTGGTGTGTGGCCTAATTTTATGCCACGACCATTGTGTGATACTATCATCAATTATACTAAACGAGTCGCAGATATGGGTGTGACTGTGAACTATGACCCTGATATGGACCAAGCAGCGGACGATCTTGGTTTACTTGAGGACAGTGAGACTGTATTCAAATCAGAAGAATTTTACGGTGGTGCTCTCAACAGAAAAGATTTCGCATTTCTGTTGAACTATTCAAATAGAGATCTGGTTACACAAATCAATCAGATTCTTAAATCATGTGCTAAACATTATATTAATGAATATCAAGCACTGAAGTCAGTGCCACTGGTATCTACTGATATCAAAGTGCAAGTAACTCCGCCTGGTGGTGGTTATCATTTGTGGCACCATGAGGCAGGAGATCTATCACATGCACATAGAGATCTTGTGTGGATGATTTACCTTAATGATATGCCTGATGGTGAGGCAGAGACTGAGTTTTTGTACCAGCGTAGAAGAATCAAACCAACTGCAGGCACTGTTGTTATCTGGCCAGGTGCATTTACTCACACCCACAAGGGCAATACAGTTCTTACACAGGATAAATATATAGTGACAGGATGGTACATCAAAGGTAAGTAATCCATGGAAGAAAGATCACTACTCATTGAAGCAGACTTTTTGAATGGGTCTTTCAGTGAGGAACAATCATCAGCACTATACAGTGCTGGTAAATCTGCTAGAAGATTTAAAGTTGACAAAGAACTAATTGCAAAGTTCTTTGATACTCAGATTGATGAGTTCTGGCACTCAGATAAAGATAGACTTGAATACTTCCAGTATTTCAGTGATGGTGGATACTTCTGTCAAAGAAGAAAACTTGTGTATGATTTCAAGACTGAATCATCATACAGGAAGGTATATTCATTCACTGGTGCTACCTCAGCACAAGCACAAGAACTATTCAAGAAGTGTCAAGATTTCTTCTATGTTGTAAATGAAGTCAAGAACCTCAAGGTAGAGGAGAAAGTCAAAGAGATTGATAGTAGTGTTGTCTTCTGGGAGCAGAGATGGCGTAAACTTATCAGACAGAGAAATAATATGCTAGGACTATCTGACTGGAGAGTTCTACCTGATATTGCAGAGAGATATGATGGTGAGAAAGCAGACTGGGTTAAGTGGAGACAATGGTTACGTGACTACACTGTACCTTCACCAACTGATGCTATGTTTGAAGGATCAGGTTTGAAGTATTTTAAATACACATTTGATCTCAAGTTCCCTATCGATCCATCAAATTATAGAAAACTATATGATGGTGTAGAGAATCCTCCTGCATTCATGGATGAAAATGATGCTGACCAGTGGGTCAAGCATGACTCTGAAGCAAGTACAGACTTCTGGAAGAGCAGAGAAGAGAACATGTACAGACTTGCTACTCGTGGTCTACCTGAAAGCAAGAAAGTTACAGAGAATGTTCTACGCCTCATGCGTGAACTAGAGGTAGATGACATCATCCCAGTTGATTGGAGTAAGTATCACACTGATGAAAATGAACTATGATACGTGAAATTGATTTACTAGATAATGAACAACTATCATACATCACACGATACTTCAAATACTTAGAGTTTGAAGACGGTAAGAAAAGCAATCCAGAAGCAAAGAACAAAACCTGCTCCACAGTATATGGTGGGGTGGGTGCTCGTGATCTGAATATGTATTGTGGACAGATCATAGAAAATAAACTAAAATCATTTGCATCAGCACTATCACAGATATACTTTGTCAAGTATGATGTGGGTGGACAGTATGAAGATCATTACGATTCTAACCCATGTGGTGGTGTTAGACCAGATTATAGTATGACATGTTTTCTCAGTGATGATTATGAGGGTGGTGAGTTAGTCATTACAACTGATGATGGTGAGGTAGAAATTAAACTACCCAAGGGTAAAGCAGTAATTTATCCTGGCAATTTACTACACAGAGTTAACATGGTGACCTCTGGTAGGAGAGATGTATTCTTAGCATGGTTACAAAAATGAGAGAGTTTAAAAAATTCAATGACTTCTTTGATAAAGAATCTCATGAGAAGATCAAGAATGATATGCAGCAATCAGGGTGGAAGTTTGGTCATGGATCATATCCGCCAGGTGATCGCAGACGTAGATATCCATTCTGGATCTATGAACTGAAGGACAATCCATACTACACTGATTATCTTCTAAATATCATTAAGGAAAAAACCCAGCAAGATTATGAACTATATGATGTGTATGCCAACGGGCATACATTTGGAACACAGGGTGATTTCCACGTTGACTGGTATGATGAGAGCGAGAGAACATTTCTCTACTACGCTAATGATAACTGGAGACCAGAATATCTCGGTAAGACTATCTTTGACTTAGGTGGAGATGAACACTATTATTATCTCCCCAAAGGTAACTCTGCTGTTATGTTCAATGGCATGATTCCACACATGTCAGAAGGTTGCTCCAGAGCATTTACTGGACTACGTGTAACAATTGCTTGGAAACTACTACTCAGATGAACAACTACAACACCTTCTACTTTGATAATTTCATTGAGAGATATGCTGCTCAGATAGGTAAGCCTGTGCTCTATCTAAGATCAACTGGTTGGAATACTAGTTCTAATGTTGATGCTATCAATGCATCATACGCATTGTACAAGGACATTCTGCCAGGTGATTTGTGGACAGCATTAAAGAACTCAGAGCATGTATTCTGTGAGATTGATGATGATGTTGCTGATACTATGGAGTGGTGTGGTGATAATCTTCCTGCATCACAGGCATCAACTACAACACCAGAGAATTATATCTTCTATTCTCTTGTTAATGCTGAAGGACAACAACTAGCGAGCAACGAATAATGATCTTTACAGAAGACTTTAATATCTCTGATAAGTATCGCTTGTCTGATGGTGAGAAAGTAGCAACTGTTGAGATGATGCCAGCAAGGTTTACCATCCTCAAGAGTTTTGACTACGGTCCTAACATTGATGCTGATACACACGAGGCAATCAAAAAGTATTTTGACTTTAAGCAAAAGCATACAAATGATCCAAACTATGGATTTGATAATGATTTGTATGTCTATCACCTAGATGGTGTGTTCCAAGAGTTCTTTTGCAAGAAGTTCTACACATATAGCAGTACAGCAGCAAATCCATACACTTGGAAACTATTTGTTGATAGTGTTGGACAACCCAAACTATATCAAACACTAGGTCATATCAATAAACTGACTAGTGTCACTGATTCTACTGTTACCAACTTCAATGGTATATCAATTGCACCAGGCGGTGATCTAATCAGCATTAGAGTATATGACTCATCATATGATCTCGATGAACTATCAGATAACGACTTCTTAAGTAGAGTCAATGAGATTCCTGCTGGTCGTCCTGATATGTGTAGAGGAACAATTGATGTGTATCCTGATAAGGACACGATTACATATCGATTGAACTTTAAATATCCTAAGTTTTTTGACGATAACTATAAAGGCAAGGGAGTTCTCAGGTATAGTGCAGACACTAGAGAACTTGCTGATTCATACTTGGATCTATTATCACGTGACGATGGTGTACAAGTATTGACAGCAGATCAAGTAGCATTCATTCAATCTAAACTACAGGGACAACAATACTTTAATCTTGAGTTTGATGTCAACCCTGATGGGACAGTTGAAGAAGTGTATGCCTATGTCCAACGTGTCTTTGAATTTGAAGACTTGACAACCCAGTGACCCTCTGATAAGATATCATCACATGAATAATATGATCATGGAAGTGCCTGACGCTGACCAATTGAAGCATCTACAGATACAAGCGATGCTACGTGAAAACAATTTTCCAGAAGATGAACTGAAATATATTGGTGAACGTGATGGTCAGCACTACTATCTCATAGCAGGTGAGCATGAAGTTCCTGTATCTGACATTATTAGCTGCGATCAAATAACAGAATGAAGAAGAAAATAGCAATCGTGGGTGCTGGTAATGCTGGATGCATGACCGCACTTAACTTCGGATACTATGGTAAAGAACTGTTTGAGATCGATATGTATTACGATCCAAACATTCCTATTGAGAAAGTAGGACAGTCTACCACACCTGATGTACTGCAGTTGATCTCTGCCAGTATGAATATGGACTGGTGGAACAATGACATTGGTGCAACACTTAAACTTGGCATCTTGTATGAGAACTGGGGACAGAAGCAGAAGCATATCTACCACAAGTTCTTCATGGATAGTATTGCATGTCACTTCCAGACATCTAAACTATCACAGAAAGTAAGAGAATCACAGTATGTGAATGTTATTGAACAGAAGATTGTTAACCCTGAGGTAGAGATTGATGCTGATTACATTTTTGATTGCAGAGGCAAGTCTGAGAATGATTATGAGAACTATCACAGACTCACCAACCCACATAATTCAGCAATTATTGCATTTGCAGATGGAAGGGACGTAGATCTAACACATACTAAATGTGCTGCCACACCTAATGGTTGGACATTTGTTATCCCTAATCAGGATAGTATCTCATATGGTTATCTCTACAATGATCTTATCACTAGCAAAGAGGATGCTAAAGCAGATTTCCTCGACAGGTTTGATATTGTAGAGAGTGACATTGATGGTTACCTCAGTTTCCAGAATTATATTGCTAAGTCAATGTTCTATGGTGAGCGTACCATTCTAAATGGTAATCGATTCGCATTCCTAGAACCATTGGAAGCAACATCAACTACATTCTATCGTAATGTTGCTGGTCATGCATGGGAACACATTGTTGATGGTAAACCAAAGTATGCATGTGACAGTGATGTTTTCAAGTACATGAAACAACTTGAAACATTCATTCTATGGCACTATCAGTTCGGATCTGCCTTCGATACTCCATTCTGGGAGTATGCCAAGGGTTTGCCATTCAATCCAGATGCTGATTTCCTCAAATATCGGGATGCTGCCATCGAAATGGATTATCCCATGCTAAACTCAAGAGGATTCGCTGGTCAAGAGTATGGCATCTGGCCTCGCATGTCCTTCAAACAATGGCATGAAGGGGTCAATCATTAAGAAATTGTGAGATCTGCCACTTTTGCCCCTCTGATCTACTAAAATAACGGAGTCAGCACTAAAGCACCATGGATTGGGACAAGACAACCAAGCACGAGAAACGCAAAGATGCATTCTACATCTTTTACGAGAGTGTCCTCAAACCAGACCATGAATTGCGTGAGGACGCACATGAACAGAAATGTTATCATGAATTGCTTGAGTGGCGTGGTGAAATTATTGAGTATCTAGATAAACGTCGTAACGAAGAATTCCAATGACCTCAACACCTGATCAATCCTATGACTACAAAAAAGAGTATGCAATCCAACGCAAAGATCGTATGCAGGATGCTATCGATGATTACCTCCAAGATGAATCGGTTGACGCCCGAAGAATATATGAGGAGATGCTATCTTGCATCGATGATGTGATCCACTATCACAAACGTCATCTTGATCGTGCTCAAGGACTTCGTTCACTGATGCAAGGTTACAGACACATTCCAGAGAGATTCTAGTATGGATGAAAAGACCAGACTGCTCATGGCATCAATGCAAATCAACAATGTCATGAAACTCACCCGCGACAACAAGTGGGAGAAGTATTTACATCAACACCTATCCGTGGTAGAATATGAACTCCAACGACAACTCCACAACATCAACGCAAATGAACGAAGAGGACTTCAAGTCAGCGGTGCAAAACATCCTGATGCTGCAGAACAATAACGATCACAACTTTCAGATCCTGCAAAAACAAATCGATAATTTGCAGACACAACTGAATGAACTGAACGATCTTAAGCAGATGTTCAGACTTCCCAACCCAGCAAATGCAAACAGGAAATTGTTTGATGAAAAAGAGTAATTTTGAATTGCTCCAACCAGTAGAATACCACGGTATCACTGGTTATATTGGATTCATTAGTGAGTATTACATCACTATTGTATACAAAGACATCCCATTGCCTAAGAGTGCTAACTCACGGTGGGGTCGTCACTACTGTTCTATTGTTGTTTACCCTAATTTTTGGAATGAAGTACGCTGTTGTCTGGATGAAGCAGAAAAAGAAGAGCACAAGCCGCCAAGAAGCGATCTTCTACAATTTGGACGATGCCGCTCTGTGGGAGCAGCATATAAACAAAACTGAGCACGTCAAGACTAACATCATTCCTATTTTCTCAGAGTGATGTATCACACTGCGAGTGAAATACTATTGCCACCCAACATGGTTGACTATCTTGACACCAACTCAAAGTTTGGTGATGCATTGATAGTCAGAGATGGTGTAGTGCAGGCATCAACAGTTCGCTCGACACGTGTATGTTTACGTGATGATAATGATTGGGTAGCACAGTTCTGTAGACACCATGTACAGGTCATCAACGAAGATGTGTACAAATTCCATTTGAATGATGGATTTGACTCTGGTAAGTATCAGTATGCACACTACAACGTTGGTGACTACTACTCATGGCATCAGGATAACATCTGGAAACACAATCAGATATGGGATCGTAAACTATCATTCTCTCTTTTGTTGAATGATGACTACGATGGTGGATACTTCGAGTTTGTTGAACCAATCTATGGTGAAGAACTGACTTGGAATATCACACGTGTGCCCACAAAGGCAGGAACATTGATAGTATTCCCATCAATGATGGCACACAGAGTAACACCTGTCACCAACGGTACAAGGAAAAGCGTCGTTGGGTGGTGTGTGGGCAGACAGTTCGCGTAGTGTCCACAATTGTGGCACAGCACCCCCAAACCGTGTATATTAAGAGAGTCAAAGCAAGGCACCCATGCAACTCTTCACTTCCGCCACCAAGATCGACTACTATCCTGTCGGCACTGGCAAGCGTTTCGTTAAGAAAGTCGTCTGGCATCCTGGCTCTGAGTCTGAGATGGTCTTCTTCTCCACTAAAGTCAAAACTGAGATGAAGTACGAAGTTGAGAACTACATTGCCAACGGTGCTGTAGTTACTGCCATCAACACTGAAGAGTATCAGGGCAAGGATTACTCTCCCGCTGCCTGCTGATCACACGTGGCTGCACAGGACTGGGAGACTGGTTCACAGCGTAAGACCACACCCCCTACAAACACATTCATCGAGGATTACCCATGGATCTTAACACTTTCAAGCAACAGTATGCCACGATCAAAGCACGTGGTTACATCAAAACCCATCGCAAAGGTAACACTGGCGTTGGTCACTCTCTCGAACAAGAACTAGGATTGACAGAGAACTGTATCTCTGGTCCTGATCTTGAAGGATATGAACTGAAAGCAGCACGTAAAGGTGCTGGTGGTAAGCAAACACTGTTCACCAAAGAGGGTGATTGGGTAGTACCCCAAAGAGATTATATTGAAACGTATGGTTTCCCTCACACCACAAAGCAAGGTGAGTTGAGTGGACAATCTACTGTAACTAAAACTGTCAACAAGCGTGGTCTCCAGATTGTTACCACTGATGACTATTGTGCTGTGTGTCATGGCAACGTTGTCATCGTTATGTGGGACTGGGACACTCTGTTGAACGTGTTCGCAAACAAGTTCCCTGCATGTGTGAAGGTATTTGCTGATGTTGAGAAGCGTGATGGTGTGGAATACTTCCACTACAATGAAGCATACCGTCTCATCAGCACTGATAAGAACCTGTTCCGCACTGCAATAGAGAACGATGTGATTGCTATTGACATTCGTATGCGTACACAGAAGAAAATTGGCAAATCTATTCGTAATCGTGGTACTGCATTCCGCATGAATCATGGTAGAATGGAAGAACTATTCATTAAAGAGGAACTTTGAAGGACACTATTCTGTATGGAGACTGTAGAGAGACGCTGCAACAGTTCGCAGCGTCTGGTGTACGCGCTCGTATGTGTGTGACATCACCACCATACTACGGTCTCCGTGATTATGGCAATGAAGATGCTCAGATTGGTCTTGAAGAGTCACCCGAAGAGTTCATTCAACAATTAGTTGAAGTGTTTCGTGGAGTGCGCGATTGTCTCACTGATGATGGCACACTCTGGGTGAACATTGGTGATAGTTATTACAACTATCGATCTGGCAAGGGTCAGGCGCTGCCCAAGCAGTCTATGGCATCCAGCAATCAAGATCTGCCACAAATACGTAATCCACGTCGTGGCAACAAACTTAAGGGTCTTAAGGATAAAGATCTCATTGGTATTCCGTGGATGCTAGCATTTGCATTACGTGCTGATGGTTGGTATCTACGTCAGGATATTATTTGGAACAAACCAAATCCTATGCCTGAGAGTATGAAGGATCGCTGTACCAAATCACATGAGTATGTCTTCCTCTTGAGTAAGAACCCACGATACTATTTTGACGTGGAGTCTATCAAAGAACCAACAGTTGATGGTTCTAAGATGAAGAGAAAGAAGAGTGTGTGGACAGTACAACCAAAACCATACAAGGGAGCACACTGTGCAGTGTATCCACGTGAATTGATTGAACCTGCCATCCTAGCAGGCAGTCAAGAGGGTGACATCATCCTTGATCCTTTCATGGGCAGTGGCACGACAGCAGCAGTTGCAAAATCGATGCAGAGGCACTATATTGGGTGTGAATTGCATCAGGACTATGCTGATCTGATTCACAAGCGGTTGGAAGAACTCCCTGAGACCCCTCCAGCAGCGTCCACAAGCGTCCTCAACCACTTATCATGACTGAGACTACCAACGTACCACTAACCACCTCACAGATCCGTTTTCTGATGGACGTGCTGATGGGAGCATCATTGGGCATCACCAAACTCCATGCTATACAGAATAATGTCAACGACAGTGAGGTGTACAACCAGTTAGCAAGGTGTCTACCCAACCCACCAGACCCTACAGAGGACTGGTAAGATTACAAAGTAATCGAGAGACACCCATGACCACGATCTATCGGATCTCTGCCATCACTCCCGAAGAGGGTAACCACTGCTATGAGGTGCTGGATGAGCAAGAGGCACGTAAGATCCACTCTGATCTGATGCAGCGTCAACTCAACGGTGACGGCACCCACTCTGTTAAAGTTCGCACAGTTTGATTATGTTCACTAAAGAAGACAACGATTTCCTTGACTTTCTCTTCAGCAAACTCACTACACATGTAGACATGGAAGAGATTGATCTCCACGATGATGACACATGCTGTGATCATCTTGAACTCAAAGCGGCAGAACTTGAAATGACTGTCGATGAAATGCTCCACGCTGACCTCTGATTTAACTAAAACAATGAATGAAGTAATGCTCGACCGCTGGTTGCTCGAACAACTGGATGCCATGGATGATGACATGGTAAGGCAGATTGAGAAGGACATGCCAACCGAGGAACTGTCACAGGAGGCATTGGAACTGCTCCCATAAGCCCTATACTATGTTCATCAGCAAGGGACACCACCCATGACCACCACCATCGTCAAGCACTCCTTCTACAAGATCGAGATCGACACCGTGGATGCTCCACAGCAACCCATCGTGTACTTCCGTAAGGAAGGCAAGTGCAAGACTGCCAAGGGCATGGATCGTCAGCACAACCGCATCGTGAACGAGACTGTAGAGGCATGGCGTCCATTCTCCCAGCAGATCCGCCGCTACACCATCTCACGTGTGCCAGCTGACGTAGTGGTACGTGGGGACATCCGCAAGGCATGATCCTTGCTATACTAAGTTCATCAACACAAGACACCATGACCACCGCCACCTTCTCTGAATTCTGTGCCACTGCTGAAGCACGTGAGCAAATCGCTGCTAATGCTCTCAAGTATACTCAAATGCTCTGTGAAGCACTAGAGCAAGACTTTGTTGAGACTAGCATCAAACGTGCTCAGTTCCTGATGCCTAGCAGTGACAATCCCAAATACTGGGAAGAGCGCATTGCTGAGTACAAAGCAGGCAAAGATGTGTACAAGTTCAGCATTGTGACTGGACGTAAGTATCACAAGATTGTTCAGACATGCTCTGATGGTAGTAAGTCTGTCCACGCATTTGTTGACAAGAACACTGGTGAACTGTACAAGGCAGCGTCTTGGAAAGCACCTGCTAAGGATGTTCGTTTCGATCTCCGTATCATCAAAGAGCGTGAGTTTGTTCTGGAGAACTGTGACTGGGCAGGCGGTTATCTCTACAAGAATGCATATTACGAGGGTTGACACCCTGCCCCATACATAGTACACTATAGTTTCACGCTTCTCTTCTCAATCATGACTGCTCCAACTTTCTATATCGTTGCTGATGGCAATGCGTATGCGATGGATGATGATGGTTATATGTTCGGCGCACCAGTATTTGAAGATAACACAGTAGACTGGGAATGTTCTTACGAGTTCACTCCTGACGAAGAAGATGTAGAGTATGTTGCACATATGTGTAAGATGCTCCAAGATGTAAAAGCACTCACCACTGAACACACCCAAGAGGTATTCATCAAATGAACATGCTTCAAGAGCATATCCGCGAGTACATCAATCCATTCCCTAATAGATACACTCGTGGAGATTGGGAAGTGCGCGTCTTGCCGCACGAAGATTTAGATGATGAGGGTATTGAGAAGTATTGGCGCATGTTCAAGAAGTTTCCTAACGACTTCGCGGCAGCAGCAGTATCTCTCCTCCCTGATGATGTAGAATTCATCGAGTACGACCACCTTGCTAACGTTCTCTTCGCCAAAAAACTATGAGCAACTACAACTTCACCACCGATCCTGAAACTACTGAGCGTATCAGTGCTCAACGTGATGACATTTATGAGTGGGCAGTAGACCGTTTCCGTTATCATATGTCCAATGATGACATGGATAGCGCAATGGCACTTGCTGATGAGTTCTTTGAGTGGATGGATCCCAATCAACTAGAGCAAGAAGACACATTGTTTAGTAACTATGACCAACTCAGAGAGTAATTACGTAATCTCTGATGAGATGCGTGCTCTAATCATTGAATACATGACTGCATGTAACAATCAAGAGCACGCAAAAGCAGAGGGATTGCTACAACGAATCAAAGAACAAGGAGCAATTGATCATGAAGAACGTACTAATTAGTATGTTGATGGGTGCATCACTCACAACAGCAGGTATTGCACTTGCTGGTGAGGATAAGATCACCAAAGGTTATTACAGCATGGATGCAATGGGTTGTATGCTACTCAAAGAGTGTACAAAAGATGTAGAACGCATCTATTCATCTGGTGATCTTCGTGCAGCATATCCTGATGCAAATTGGGATGTAGTTGCTGATGAGTTTGACCAGATCATGGTTGCATTTGGACAGATTGGTGTACATGTACATCTTGCTGATGAACGATACTTCCCAGTATCACATCGTGGTGTGTACCATACTGTATCCAATCATTTCTATCTCAATCGTGCATACATGCACCTTCCACATGTATTGATGAGTGTTGTACGTCATGAAGGATGGCATGCTGCACAAGATTGTATGGCAGGCACTATTGAAAATAGTATGATTGCCATCATCAAACCAGAGGAAGATGTGCCACCTATCTGGCAAGAGTTAGTCAAGCGCACATATCCAAAGGCAGCACAACCATGGGAAGCAGAAGCGACATGGGCAGGAAAGACTGAGGACATGACTATGGAAGCACTAGAATCGTGTGCTAGGGGTACTATGTGGACAGATTATGATCCGACCCCACTCACTCGTCAATGGTTAGAGGAGAATGGATACATCGAATAGGCACATTGTTACAGTACAACAGTGTACTGATAGTGATGATATGTTCATTGAAATCCCTGAGGAGATCACTACTGAACTGAACTGGAAAGATGGAGACACCATTGATTGGACACTTGATAATGATTGTATAACTATTACCAAAGTCAATGATTAATTTCAACAACGATCCTAATGGCATCCAAATCACGTGGGACGAAAAAGACCCAATCGAAAGCGTCTTCAACGACTGGTCAGAAGACGACTTCATCAACGCAATCCGCAAAGACTGCTTCTACACTCTCCAAGAATGTGGAGAACTTGAGTTCTGGGATCCGCAAAGAATCAACAAAGAACTCGACAAAGAAGACTACGACTACAACACCCGTCTCAAAGTCATCGCGCAAGAAGAAGCAGAAGGAAGAAGAAATAAAGGTAATGAACTCAAGGAAACTTGAGTTATTCCCTCATCTTAATACTTTCCCTTATCACTTACATGATCTAACAGAAGATAAGAAGTGCTGGTTTCAATGTGAAGAACATGCTGCTAAGTACATCCGTCGTTATAACTGTAAGTACAAACTCTATCACTACACAGGCAAATGACAGAAGAAGTAAAAGAACTTCTAAACAAAGCAGCAGAACAACTCAATGGACAACTCTCCATCACCTCAACCCTCAACAGTAGAGGAGAAGAAACCACACGTTACATCATTACCGTCGCCCATACCTAATATCCTGTCACTAGTAGTATTATTCATACTAACACTACTAACAATATACGCAGGATACGTACATGGCAACATGCATCTCCTCA